GATACCAATAATAGTGAACACTCTGCGTGTCCCTGGATAGAACATTCAAGGTCTTGGCTTCGTGCCACATCTCGACGGTCGTATCGTCGACTGTCAGGAACTTGATCTTGAACAGTTCCTGTGGAGTCTGATCGAGAGTGATTACCTCCGAATTGATGAATGTCTTATATGTAAACTCATTCGACTTGGTCTTATTACGAAGACCTGTCAATGCATTATCAGTCGAACTCTTGGCCTTCTTCAGATTAGGCTTTGAACCGTAGCACTGGATCTTCAGACCGACTCCGTAGGTCCATGTCATAGACATGATCGCTCCGGAGCTATCGTTCCCGGTATAGTCGTCGAGAAATGTGACTACATCACCGAGATCAAGGACGCAGAACGACGGAAGCATTTCTGCTTGAAACGGAGTGTACTGCATGAGCTGAACCTTCTCCCAGATTGCCTGTCCCATCTGCTCAAGCGTCGACTCAAGACCATAGACCAGGAACGGATTCTCACCGAGCTCCATTCCGTAGCCGTTGATCTCTCCGAAGTAGACCGTGTCTCCGGTCTCCGCGTTGACATAGCTCATATAGTCGAAGTGAGTCTTGAAGTCTGAATACTTCGCATTCTTCTTCCTTCTATTCAAAGGAATCGAGATCACCGAAGTGTTATCGAATGACCTGATTGCAAAGGTTCCGTCTCTCTTAGCATAAGCGAATCCGCCTGCCAGCTGAGCGAGCTTCGAGAGCATATCACGGTATGTCTTCATATTTGAATCGACATAAGGCGATATCTCGATGGAGCTGTTCGGGAGTTGAGCGACCTCCGAAGCGGTCATTCCACAGGCAGCTCCGGTCTTCGTCTGAATCAGCTGCATGATATCGAACATCGTTCCGGATGTAATATCGAAGTCAAGGTCCTCATCCATCAAGGAAAGACAGTCATATGCGACGACTTCTATCGTTCCGACATTCGTCCAGTTTGCTTCACCGACTATAAAGGTTCCAATCCTCTTCCATTCGATAGAGCTATCAGGAAGAACGGTGCCGTCTTCGATGATCAAAGTCTTCCCTTCCCAGGCATATCTGGGAAGGAGGACTGTCGAAAAGGTGATCTTTAATGAGGTGATAGCCGCAGAGCCGATGAGAACATTCTGATTCGAGCATACTCCGTTCCATACGGTCGATTTAGCCTCGACATCATCCTCATCAAAAGAGATTCCGCCGATAGTGCCGCGAAGGCGATGCTCCTGCACTTCGTCGAACATGATATCTCTGTAACTATCACTAAAGTTCTGCATATCAATACTCCGTTACTTTTACTGAAACTTCATATAGTCCGTTTGGCGCGGCTTGTAGCCATTCCGAGCCTTCAACTAATCGCTCGGAGAGGTTTCTGACGCGCACCGTGTAAGTGTTTCCCATATAGACCATCGTGACCTTTGGCTTTTTACAGATCGCCTTGAGAGCTTCCTTGGAGTGATAGCTCAAATTGAAGTTCATATTCCAAGTGTTCTTCTCGGCTCTCGTGAAGACGATCAGATCGGTACCGGCTTCACTCTGGGAAACATTCTCGACCGCATCCATAGAATGAGTCGAAGAAGGAAGAGGATTTGGAAAGCTTTTTTTATCGATCGTTAGATATTTTCCGAGCATCATTAGTTCCCTCCTGTTTCGTAGTTATATCTATTCATCGCGTCGATGATCGCTGTGTAGAGAACATCAGAGCCGAGCACGAAATTGATCTCTTCTCTCTTATTTCTCATGAGCTCGGCGATCTGTGTCGTGATGCTCTCAAGATTCTCGAAGTGTGGAGTGTAGTCCACCGTCGCCGCCTGAATCGCCTGAACGGAGCCCTGCACCTGAGCAAAGGCTTCCTGATTCTGAACAGGCTGATTCACAAGAGTTCTCAGCTGCTCCAAGGTCGTAGCATCGACCACAGAGCCATCCATTCCGAATGCCTGCATCGTGTTGGCCAGATTGCTCATGGCAGCTTCGATATTCTCATCGGAATAGTTATTCTTCAGAGCTTCAAGAACTCCGTCTATCTGCTGATTGACATTTTTCTGATACTCTGTCTGCTGTGTAATGATGCCGAACTTTTCGAGAACCTTGGTGATATTCGCATCGATGTTGGCGATCAGATCCTTGACGGAAGAAGCCTTGACGGTCTCTTCATCGTCTGACTTCTTGGAGGATCCTCCGCCACCTCCACCTCCACCGCTGCCGGAGCCTCCGCCATATCCGGCGATGGCGTTCTGTGCGGTCTCGGCTGTCTTCTGAACGGCTTGAATAGCAGCTTCGCCCTGTCGCCTCTGCATCTCTGCATATTCACGAGCTCCGGCAGTCGAAACGCTGTTATCGATTCGCTCCTGCGTGTTCTGCCGTCTTCCCTGAAGCGCGTATCTGGAAGCCATCTCGCTCTGAACTGCGTTCGTGACATTTCTTGCCGTCTCGCGAGCCGCCTCGGTCATGATCGTCTGATACTCCGTGACGACTCGGGCATGGAGCTCGATATTTCCGTTCGCTTGCAGGTCGTTCAGATAGCCCTGGATAATTGCTACATCGTCAGCGACTGAAGCTGTGGCCGAAGCTCCGGAAGACTCAATGGATTCTTCGATGTTTGCGAAGATCTCCTGTGCCTGTCCGTCAAGGTCAGCTTCATCCTGGGCTCTCTGCATATCGTAGTAAGCTCCGGCGAAGTTCGTCGACCAAGTAGTGCAGGAATCGGCAAGCTCCAAGAATCCTCCGATGAGGACTTCTGTGGTGTCCATTCCCGTCTGACCGACGGCGATCATGGTCTCTTCTGCGCCTTCAGCATTCTCAATGAAGTGATTCCATGAGACATTGATTGAGACGATACCTGCTGCGAGAGCAGCTATCGCAGGAAGAACCGTTCCCGTGATGACGGTACCAGCTCCGGCCGCTGCCGTTCCAAGACCAGAAAAGGCTGTGCTCGTGCCTCCGATCGTGGCGGAAGTTCCGCCGAGAGCGTTGACAGCAGTGACGACTCCAAGGATATCGATTCCGATAGAAGCGATCGTTCCGGAAGTCTTAAGACCTACAAGCAAGCCGATAATCTCCGGAAGATGGTCTGCTGCGAAAGAAATAAGAGGGACCGCGACATCCGCGATCTCGTCTGCGTTCTCAAGAAGAGCGCCGAGGATCTCGACCGCAGGCTCCAGAACGTCTGTGACGATCTCTGGACCTTCAGCGACAAGCCTCTGAAGAACTTCGCGAACGCGATCGGCCGTGCCTTCACCAAATGCCTCGTCGAGGATAGGACCGATGGCATTCATGAGCGCGTCTGCCGCCTCCGGGGCATTCTCCACGATTGAAGCTATGATGATTGAGATGATATCTGCTCCAAGACCTGTCAGAGCAGGCAAGACTGTGTTCGCCGCCTCTAAGATGGCCGGATTATTAGACTTCAAGGCTGAAGATAGATTTGTGAGAAGCTGTGTAACGATGCTCGAAGCCTCAGGAAGATTCTCGATAAGTGTATCAAGAACGTCTGGTGCAGCATCTACCGCCGACTGTCCGACCGCATTCATGACCTCTCCAGCGACCTTTACCGCGTCCGGAATATCCTGTCGGACATTCGATAGGATCGTAGGAAGAACTCTCGGCATATTGTTCGAGAGCCTTCGGAGGATAGGCTTGACGTTATTCGTCGCGATTACAAGTGAATTTGCAAAGGCTTCTGTCGCTGCCTGAGCATCAGAGTCGGATCTTGCCAAATCGACCAGAAGATTCTGCCACGATGCACGGACCATATTGAAAGAGCCTTCCACGGTCGTTGCAGCTTCACGAGAAGTCGTTCCTGTGATACCCATCTCGTCCTGAACTGCGTGGATCGCGTTGATGATCTGATCAAAGGAGATTCCATCGAGCGAAGAGATCCTCTGTTCGAGAGTTTCGGAATCGTTTATAAGTCTGATTAACTCAGTTTTAGTCCCTCCGTAGCCCAGGCGGAGTGAGTCCAACATTCCGAAGTTCCCACGCGCCAGGCTCTGATAGGCAGCCATGATGGTCTGCAAATCGGTTCCGAATGTGTTTGCATTATCAGACATATCACGGAGAGCCATGTCAGCGATTTGAGCCGCGGCCTGCGTATCGCCTCCGAGTCCCTGAACGAGGGAAGCCGAGAATCCGACGACCGTCTCCATATAGTCATTCGCGGAAAGTGTAGCCGATAAATAAGCCTCTTCTGCGTTCCGGATGACCGTATCGGAAGCATCACCGAAGATCTTCTCGACACCGCCAACAAGCTGCTGATAGCTTCCGTAAGCGCCGAGAACTTCTCTGCTGATATCATAAGAGACCTTCCCGACGTTCTCGACGGTCTTCGTAGAGATCTCTGCGATCTTCTCGACAGCTGATACGGCCGTCGATGCTGCGGATGCAGCCACGTCGAAGCCTTTTGCCAGAGCGTCACCTGCTGCATCTCCAACTTTGACTACGGTCTCGAGACCGTTCGACAGAAGCTCTGTCTTATCATGGAGATTCTGGATGCCTTCGTCTGCTCCTTCAGGAACTACGTCGACCTGTCCGACTCCATTCAGAGCATTGGTCGTCTCCTGAGCCTGCCTTTCGAGATTATTGAGAGAAGCCTCCGACTTCAGGATCTGAGTCGTGAGTGTGTCATACTGAGTCTGTGTGATATTTCCGAGTTCGAGAGCCTCTTTTGCGGATGCTGCGGCGGTCTTCTCTGCTTCGAGTCTCTGCTTCGTCGCTTCGATAGCTCTGTTCAGGAGCTCCTGCTTCTTAACAAGAGCATCGACATTCCCGGGATCAAGCTTGAGAGCCTGATTCACCTGCTTGAGGTTATTTTGAGCCGCTGCTGCCGCTTTCTGAGCTTCGCCTAAGCTTTTGACAAGCTTCGAGCTATTACCGGCGATCTCGATAGTGATTCCTTTAATTTCTCTACTACTTGCCATGTCTTAATCTCCTAAATGCTGAATAGTTTATCTATGTCAGACTGCGTAGCCTTAATAGGCCAGTTATACTGATCATTAGCCTGTTCCGTGAGCATATCTATGAGCTCCCCGGTTGATATCAGAGCCAACTCTTCAAAGTTCAAATTTAATTGTTTCGCACGCAGTAAGATGAGCGCAGTCGTCATCGGTCTCACTGTGTGCCTGCTGCGTTTTTTCCTTTTACCGAGGTCTCAAGATTCCCCGACCAGATGGAAAGAAGGTCAGCAACGAACTCGTCACTGCGCATATCTGTGTACTCAAAATCATTAAGCCAGAACAGATAATCAAGCTCATTGAGCTTGATGAGACCCTTGATATCCATCTCCTCAGCCTGCTTGGCCATGATGAATGCCAGCTGCTGAACCTTGTCGAGAATGTTGATCGCGACGGAAGCCTGAGTCCCGTCGGAACCAAGGATCGAGAAAAGGTCCTCTCCAAAGACCTTTTTATATACGATGGCCGTAATGGCCGAGCTTTCAAAAGTGATTTCTTTATCTCTGACTGTAAGTGTCTTTCTCATATTTTTTCTCCCGGATATTTAATAAAAAGGGCTCCAACCAAACGGAAGGAGCCCTGACTTATTAGTCCCTGAATCAGCCTTATGTGCCGCCGCCTTCGCCGCCGCCTCCGCCGCCGCCGCCTCCGCCGCCGCCTCCGCCGCCGCCTGATGTAAACGTAGGCTCGTAAACCGCAGAATAGAAGCTTGCGTAAGCCGCTGCATCAGTGCCATCGGACGTGAAAGCCTTGATCAAAGCGCAGTCAACCCCATCGATCTGAACGATCTTGGAAGAAGGAACTGCCTTGAACTGAACTGTCTCTGTTCCAACTTCGAGGTCAGAAGAAGGATCTGTTGTCGAAGAAGATACTCCGGGACGCTCAGCAAGAGATACCTTGTAGAAGATATATCTGTTAGCTCTCTGGTCTCCGTCAATCTCGAACATGAGAGCGAACTGAGAGATCTGATCCTTATCTGTCTCGATCATCATGTTCTTGGAATCCTTCCTGTTTCCGAGAAGGTCCATTCTGATGTCGTCAGGAATCCTTGCAGACTCGAAGTCACCCTCGTAGCCCTGATTGTTAGCTACTGTGTAGTAAGCTGTGTTATCAGCGGCGAAGATGACAGGAGAACCTGAAGGATCAAGAGAAATGTTGACAGCTCCCGGCCAAGCCTTAACAGTACCGTAAGACTCAGTGACCGCGCCTGTCGCGGGATTTGTGGTCTGTGTGATCTTTGCATAGTGTACGTTCTTGAGACCGTACATGACCTTATTTTCAGCCATTTTTGTTTCCTCCGTAAAAATTGATATAGTAGTAGCTCTCGCAGACGTGCTCTGAAGGTTCCGAGACATCCGACGAGTAGTACGGAAGCCCCAGAGAATCGAGCGTCTGTTCGAGCGAGTCGACCAAATCCCAGTCATGGACTTCGCTCTCCACGAGACGAAGCGTCAAGCTGGTAGTCTTGCCGAATGTTCTGTTATCAGCGAAGAAGTTCGGATGATCTAAATCCTGGATGACCAGATAGGGACAGGGAGTCCCGTTCGGAGCCTGATGGAGATGAACATCGAACTTCGCTTTAGTCAAAGCTGTGACAAGTTCTTCGATACTCATAAGAGTTCCTCCAATCTGCGAACGGTCTCTTCCTTCGCCCATTCTTCAACTTCTTTGATATGCGGATGAGCTTTCGCTTCTCCGACTTTGACTCCATTTCTCACAATGTCGTGACCATGCTCCAATAAGTGAGCCAGACGATAGCCGGGAGCTTTTGCTCTTACTACCGCATGGAGAGGGTCTTGCATCTTGACACCCCACGATTTCGCATAGGGACCGTCTCCGAATGCTGCGGATGCGTTCTTCCGAACCTTCGATGCAGCCTCGTCGGCTGTCTCCTTGATGACCTTCTTCATCGACTCGTCGACCTCTTTGGTGTAAGCCGATAAGATCTTGTTGATATCCTGAGCAAGATTATTTGGCATTTCCCACTCTCTCCCCGATATAAAGTTCGATCTTGTCCGTTCCCTTCTTGAACGTCCGATAAACCGTCAACAGGTCTTCATTCATCTTGACGAACCTCTCTCCGTGATAGTTGAAGGCGGATGTCTCGATCACGCATTCAGGACGAATGCCAGCCTCGGCCGCTTGGAAAAACTCTCTTTCGTAGATGCTTCTAAGCTTTCCGATGCAGTCTTTTTCGACCGGAGTGGAGATGGTCTGAGCAGTGGAGTCTTTTGAAGTCGTTTCTGATACCAGTTTGAATTTAACTATCGGGTTCATCGCTCTCGTCCTCCGTATCGGGTTCATCGCTCTCGTCCTCCGTATCGGGTTCATCGCTCTCGTCCTCCGTATCGGATTCATCGCTCTCGTCCTCCGTATCGGATTCATCGCTCTCGTCCTCCGTATCGGATTCATCGCTCTCGTCCTC